AAATGGCTGGCAACATTTTGGTATGCCTTATAAAAGATTTGATGTAGGGGAATATTATATAGGACTGGAAGTGAACTCTAATAATGATCTCACTAGTTTCAAAGCTTCATTTCAACCTAAAGAGGGTTTTTCTTCTGCTAAAGTTTATCCAATGCCTAGTGTTTTAAGTTCTGTACAAAGGATTCCATTTGCCTTTGAATTTAAAGTGATATCGCCCAACAATTTAAGATACACTGGTTTTGGCATACTAAGGACGCCTACTATTCGTCAGTTTAATTATTTTAGTGGATATGGGCTTGTTGGGTACAACACGGCTACTTTTAAGACGGTCAGAAGTGTAGATAATGGTGTTACATGGGCGGAGATTTCCGGAATTCCAAACGCAGGCTGTTATGCAATTGAGAAAATTGGCAGCAACTTATACTGGATGACCCAGGGAGGTATTATATACAAAAGTTCCGATATAACTGCAGGTGCAATAACTTGGACAGATATAACACCCGCCGATAAAAACCCAAAAGCAGTAGCTTTACCAAGTTGCTTATTTGTCTGGAATAATTACTTGTTTTATGTGGAGTATTCCCAAACCAATACTGGTGAGCTAAAGCCTGATGGAGGACCTAAGATACATAGATACAATGCGGCAACTAGTATATGGACAGTTTCAGGGCAATTTCCAAATGCTAGGCATGGCCATTCTTTCACTGCTCAAGGCACTATTGCGCTTTTCGTTTGTTTCGGTGATGCCGGCTGGGGAGATCAGGTTGGTTATCATCGGATAACTTCGATTTCGAATGACGGCATCGCAGATAATTGGCTTCAGTGGACTTATACACATGATGCTGCCGATGGTAATTCGCATTATCCGGTGAGTTCTACTATTGCTCAGATTGATGGGGTTAATTGCTTAATTGGAGGTGCAGACAGGACTAAAATGTTTCTGACCGCTACAAAAATTAGTAACACTGTTGCTGGGCAGTCTCTTATCAATTCTCGGGTTTATGGTCTACCCGATGCAGATACAGGAGAAACAATGCGAAATGCAATCTTAGACGCGAGAGGTAATTTCTATGCAGTGACAGCAGAGAGCAAAAATAAGAGACTAATATGCTCGCCTCCTCCTTACATCGATCGATATGTTTTAGCTGATAATTTAGAGTACGCTTTAACTTTACCAATGACTCGGAGCGGAGAATTCATATTCTTCGAGACTTATAGGTTTAACTGTGTGACTTTTGAAAATCAGGCAAGTTTTGCTGCCAATGTTTTCACACAAACAAACAGTATTATTTTTGACTCCCTAAATGTCAATAGATTTAAATATGAGGTAAAGGGATTAGGAGCTGGCAAAGCATTGCAAGGGAACTCTCTAATTACATTAGAGGCCGAAAATAGTGCTGCTGGTACATCTACCTATCATTCCTTGAGAACAGAACTTATTGACTTTACGAGTATCAACTACATTAAAATTATTTGTAGTGTAAAAAGATTCGTCGGGACAACATCTTCTCTTCGATTGAAAACATCAACAGACACCGTTGTTGATGGACAAACAAATGGTGTACAATTAATTACTACAGCATCAGATATTGGTTATAATTCTACAGAAATAGTATTTAACGTATCTAGTGTAACAGGAAACCAATACCTATTTTTTCAAGCCTTAGCAAGTAAATTATCCAGTATATCTCTAGATATTGAATCAATTTGGATGGAGTAAAAACTAATAAATCCTAACCATGACCAAGAAAGCATACAATATATACAGTACGTCGTCAGGGCTTATCCTGACGGCGTGCTTGGTAAAATAAAAGGAAAATCATGCAAGTAAAAAACAACTTATTATACAATAATGACGGAACTCCAGTTGGGTTCCGTCCCACTCCTAACAAAGGGAGTACCATCTCTCCAATTTATATCGTGATGCATTACGATGCCGCACCGAATGCCACCAGTGCGATCAACTGGATGACTGATCCGGTAAGTCAAGTATCAGCACACCTGCACATTAGCCGGGAGGGTGTAGTTACCCAGCTGGTGCCGTTCAATCTAAAAGCCTGGCATGCTGGAGTGAGCAAATGGAGGGGCTTATCCGGATTAAATTCCTATAGTATCGGAATTGAGATGCAGAATACCGGTTCGCAGCAATATACCGAGGTTCAGATCAATGCTGCAATAGAAGCTTGCAAGGCGATCATTGCGACATATCCGATCAGAGAGATTATCGGCCACTCGGATATCGCTCCAGGAAGAAAGCCTGATCCGGGGCCACAATTTCCTTGGGCAAAGTTTAAACCCCTGATCAAATAGCATGACGTTACCTTTTGCAATAATCACGGATAACGGCATTGCGCTTGATGTTTCGCCGGATAGTAAATTGACGGTAGAATTTGTTGCGACAACCTTTAATGAGGAGACTGTCCTGAAGGGCTCGTATACCTATCCCGTAACTTTTCCGCCGACGGAGAAAAATGATAAGGCTTTAGGTTATGGCCGGTTCCTGGAGAACCGGCTAGGCCGAAAGTCCATCGATGTAAATATTTCGCTCCTGGGAATGTCCTGGAAGCGTGCTAGGCTGGAGTACGATATATCCGCAAAAGGCAATTACGATGGATATCTTATCGTTGACAATTCCCTTGTGGCAGATCTGATGAGGGATAAGACAATTGCTGAAGTATTCACGACGACGATCAACTCAAAATTTGTTTCGCATAAATCGATCCGGATCGACGGACCGGGAGCAGGGATCAACGACAAGATAGTTGCCATAAATAGTTCAATAGGTGTCTATCCATTCTGTATGCCTACCTATTTCAATCCAATGGCTACTGGAGCGCTGAAGTCAAAAAGTGATGGCTCTAATGACATTGATTTCGAAAAGTCTGTAATCAATGATTTTTCGGATGGATATACTATTAGTGGTAATAGTTTGTATGGTGCATTTTTCTATTTGACCTGGGTGATCAAAGAAGTCTGTAGCTTTCTGGGTTTTCAGGCGGAGGGATCGTATCTAAATGACAGTTTTATTAAATCGTTGATCATTGACAATACAGGCACCAGGACCGGCGATGACATATTGGCGAATGGCACGATTAATCCTGCGCAGCATTTGCCGAAGCTGTCCATTGCGGATTTCTTCAAAGCGCTGCGCAATGATCATCGGGTATTGATCTACTTTGATTCGCAGACGAATAAGGCTTATTTTGAAAAAGCTACCAAAATACTGTCCGATGTAGACCGCTTGGATATCTCCGGCATGCAGATCAAGGATTCGCTACGCATAAAACGGCAATCAATAAGTGCATATAAGTTGCTCGCTAAAGTGTCAGTGATCGTCGGATACACAGACACTTTTAAAGAAGTCGACATGGCAATAGGCCGGCCATTTATGTGGTCCGAAAAGCTTTGGAATATTGAAGGGGTGAGATTGCCCCGAAAGACACAGATGGGAAATTGCTATGGAATAGCATTGTCTGAGATGCCTGCGTACAATGCTGATAATACGTATGGCAAGAATGCTTTTGCTTTTAGGCTTCTTTCCTATAAAGGATCAGTTGGTTTTGGTGGCCCGGTATGGATTGCTGAAGCTACAGCTGATGATATTGGCAATCTGAATAGAACTTTTGATAATTCTTTAGCGCTTGGCGGAGATAAAGGGGTGATCAATCGGTTTTCGCTAGCCTGGTATGCTTACTACTGTATATCTGAGCAGGTGGAGATCTCGGCGAAATTTGATGTGATCCAATTTATGCGGATCAATCCCTTGCAAAAGCTCCTCATCGTGGATGAAAATAAGGCGAAAGTGGAGGCGCTTATTGACAAGGTTACTTTTGAACCAGCAAATAATTCAGAGCGCATCGATGCGAAGGTTATCTGTTATCCGCACTATGATCTGAATGCGATCGCATCCGGATTTAGGGTGGTGATCAATTCCCCTGAGACTATTGATCCGGAAGGGAAACTTTACGCTAAGGTTCTTTTGAAAATTAAACCTAACGGCAATAGTTACCGAAGTTATGCTGATCTTATTCTGGAGTTGTACCAAGACAGTCAAACGTCTATTCCGGCCCTCTCTGTAAATAATCTAAATGTACATGTAGACAGGAGAATTGTCAACTTTGATGATCAATCCATTCGTGAGGAGGGGCCATATGCTGATTATGTGGTTTCCGAGAATGTGACTGTCCTTGCTGCAAATGTAGATCGGTATTGGTGGAGATACAACGGCAGGGATGCTCTGATGTATTACATGGTAAGCGATTCGTCTTTGTTGCATGATAAATTTGAAATCATGGGACAGTGGATTGTTCAGCTCGATGGCCAGCGCGTTCCTTATTAACGTATTTTTATATCATTAATCGACGGCTCCTTCCAGGGGCCGTTGTCGTTTCATGCAAAAATTCCGGAAGGAATTTCGTTGCATGGCTTCGAATAATGAAAATAGAGGGGTAAATATATACCTCAATGCAAATGCTGCTGATGATACGTTAAAGCAGCTCAAAGCCTCGGCGACGAGATTGCGCAATGAATTGGCATTGTTGCCACGGGGATCGGAGGAATTTGCTGAAAAGAGCAAAATACTTGATCAGGTCAAGGACCGTCTGAAAAGTCTCAGGGATGAGGCCGAGGGTACCCGTGAAAGTTTCTTCAACCTGAAGGGGGAGCTCGCAGAGCTTGCTAAGCTAGCTGTTGGAGCAACCATTGGCGGATCATTCATAGATGTCGCTAAAAATATCATTTCTCAAAATAGTAAGCTTTCTGATTCTTTTGCCGGTGTAATGAAGACCACCGGGCTGACTGAAGTTCAGGTAGAAGCCGTAAATAGATCCCTGCAAAAAATTGATACCAGGACTGCCAAGGAAGAATTGCTCGGACTTGCTCAAGTAGCAGGAAAATTGGGATATTCTACAGTCGAAGACGTTGAGGGTTTTGTACGTGCTGCCGACAAAATCGGGGTCGCCCTAGGCGAGGATCTCGGGGGGACTGAAGAAGCAGTAAACGAACTCGGTAAACTGCTCGATATTTTTAAGGTTAAAGATGAATTCGGTATTGAATCCGGACTATTAAAAGTAGGTTCAGCGATAAACGATCTAGGAGCAAGTGGCACAGCTAATGAGAAAAATCTTGTTGAATTTTCTGCGCGGTTGGCCGGTATAGCACCAGCTGCTAAGATATCACTACCGAATGTACTTGGAATGGCATCCGTGATGGATGAGCTTGGGCAAAAGACACAAGTCTCATCCACAGCCATCGGCCAATTTATTACAGGGCTCGGAAGTGATGTTCCAAAATTTGCTAAGATTGCCGGGATGGAGGTGCAGGCATTTGCAAATCTATTACGTGATGATGCCAACGAGGCAATGTTGCGTGTTCTCGATGCCGCAAAAAATACCGGAGGTGGTATTGCTGAGCTTGCCAAGAATATGAAAGCGCTGGATATCACTGGGGCAGAAGGGCGTGCAGCTATTGGATCTCTAGCCAATAATATTGACTTGTTGAGACAGCGTCAGGATGAAGCGAACCAAAGTTTCCAGGACGGGACTTCGATTACTGCTGAATTTGATACTGTTAATAATAACCTTGCAGGTACTATAGATAAGCTTTCAAACCGATGGGCAACTATTTGGGAAAATTCTAAAATGAGAGAGTGGTTAACCGCTGCCACTGAAGGATTAATCCAACTTACGGATTGGTTATTGGTTTCTCGAGATGGAGTTGAAGACATGAATAAAGCACTCCATAAGCAAGAAGAAGGTGTTATAAGCCTCGAAAAATCAACATCTCCTTTAGTAGCACGCTACGAAGAACTGAAAGGAAAAACCACACTAACTAAGACTGAACAAGAAGAACTGCGTAAAGTTATTGATCAATTGGCAGTGCTTATTCCAACGGCAGTAACTGAATGGGGCGAATATGGTCGAGCCATGGACATTAATACAGGTAAAGTCCGTGCTTTTACAAAAGCTCAACGAGAACTATTTGAGCTACAAAACAGAGATAATATAAGTGATCAGAAAACTCAATTTGATACATATATCAAACTTGCGAAACAAGCTCAAGAAAAAGCTAATCAAGGATTAAAAGACGCAAATAATCCTAATAATACCTGGTTTGATAATCGGATGGCTAAAGGAGCCATCAAGACAGGGAATGATGAAAATCTTAGGATGATGGGGCAGGCCTACAAAGCTGCCATTTCTCTTCGAGATGTTTATCATCAAGAACTTACTCCCCAAATGAAAAGTGTCATTGACTATTTTGATGGTATCAGTGAAGCTGCAAAAAAAGCTAATGATAACGTTGGCAAAAAGCCAGAAGTTAACAAAGGAGATGCATTGATAGTTGCTCCGGACAAAAAGCCTAAGAAAAGCCAGGAAGAAAAGGATCGTGAAGCTGCTCAAAAGCTTTATGAAAAGCTTGTAGACGAAGAGAAACTTTTCAATGCGCAACGTTACCAGGATCAGCTTGCCGAAAACGATAAAGAAATAGCGCTTGAGCAGGCTAAATACGATAAACTAATTGAGGCGTGGGAAGGGTTCCGGGATAAAAAGGGCGCTAGTGAACAAGAGCGTTTGGAAGCTGAGGGCAGAATTCTTTTCCTTCAGGCGGACAAAGAGTCTGCAATTGCTCGATTGCGCGAAAAGCAGGAAAAAGAAATCTCTGAAGCCATAACAAAAATCCGCTCCGATATGGGGCAAAAGATGCTTACAGAGCTGGACCGTGAACAGATTCGGATTAATGAGCATTATCAGAAGCTGTTAAAGGATGCTGGTACCAATGAAGCTCAGAAGGCCCAAATTCAGGAAGCATGGGAAAGAGAGATTGCTCAGGCCAAAATTCGGGAGCGTGAACGTCTAGAGAAAGAAATTAAAGTATTAGAAACGGGTAATACAGGATTTGTTGCGAATGAGCATTCTAGGAGGCTTGCTGAAATTGAAGCTCAGCATCAACTCGAGATAGATAAACTCCGAGAAAAGTATGGTGAGCAATTAAAAGATACTGAGCTCTTCAAGCAAGCGATGGACGCTCTCGACGCTAAGTATCAACAGAAAAAAGATGAGGAAAATGGTAAGGCTGATAAGGAACGCGCTAAGAAAATAAAGGACGCTGCCATACAAGCTGCAGAGGATCTTTCAGGCGCACTGTTTCAGATCGGAACAAATAACAGGCAGGCTGAACTCGATGCAGCTCTATCCAATATCGAGAAGCAACGGGAAAAGGAATTATCTAATAAAAACCTGTCGGAAGCACAGAAAAAGGCTATTAACGATAAGTATGATAAGCAGGCCCGTGCTGAAAAACTGAAAGCGTGGAAAGCTGATAAAAATGCATCATTGCTTCAGGCCGGGATCAATACGGCTTTGGCAGTAACAAAGGCATTGCCAAACGTATTTCTTGCTGCAGCAGCTGCTGCAGCCGGAGCTGCACAAATTGCTGTTATCGCAGCCACGAAACCTCCGCAATTTTTCCATGGTGGTTTTACTCCAGGAAAGAAAGCTGAAGGCTGGGTAAATGAGCCGACTTTGTTTACAAATTCTTTGGGGAACCAATTTACAGCAGGTGAAAACCATATGCCGGAATACGTGGTTTCTTCGGAACAATTACGTGATCCGCGCATCGCTAATTTCGTCGATATGATGGAGGCCGGAAGAATAAATCAAGTTGGAAATCTTACAGCTCAGTCTCCAGTGATTGTTCAGAATAATTCTGATACTTCAGTCCTAGAACGTAAGATGGATCTGCTTTATGAGGCGATGAAGTCAATGGGTGATAAAAAAGTGTTTATGCTCTATTCTGAATTTGAAAATGCCCGGGATACTAAAGTTAAAATCGAAAACGCTGTAAATTCATAACAATGTGGAATAATCGAATAAAAGCCTGGGGAGGCGAAACAATAACCTCGATAAAAGGAAGCTATGCAGCCATGGTGACAAGTACACAGCAAACAGGAGAAGGTGAAAACTCGATCAAAATACGGTACAAACAAGATTATGGTCAGATTGAAACGATAACATTCAAATTTCACCGTTACCTGGCGTTTTTGCATAAAGGTGCCGGAAAAGGTGTGGCCGGATCAAAAGGTTCGACCTGGACAACAAAGTCTGGACAGAAAAAAAGTACCAACCCAAAATCACTGGGCAAGCTGGGTACCGGGAAACGAAAAGCAAAAGAATGGTTAAATCCTCAACTGGACCGTGCGGTTCCAAAACTTGCGGATCAGCTGCTCGAGGAGAAATGGGATGGAGCAATGAAAGCGCTGCAGCTCCAATAATTAAAGACTGTTCCAAGTGTTCCAAAAAGGCAATTGCCATAGAAAAGCCCTTTTCGATAGTGAAAAGGGCAATTGGAACAGTTGGAACATTTTTGCAGTTATTTGACCAGTTCGTCAAAGAACTGCATTGTTTTACTTTTTGAATCACTGGCCATCTTCACATAGATCATAGTGGTTTTTAGATCGGAGTGTCCTAAAATTTCCATGAGATCGACAGGATTGCCGCCTAATAAAATGAATGTGGTGGCAAAAGTGTCCCTGCTGGAGTGGAACTTCATGTATTTGTCAATCCCTGCTTTGACAAGCGCTCTGCGTAAGGCTTTACCTAATGAATAGGATTCAATCGTCGGAAATATGATCCCTCGTTTCTTTCCGATCAGCTCTACAGCAATTTTGGGTAATGTAAACTCGATCACTTTCCCATATTTACGCGTCTTGAACATACTCAACCGAAGTATATTATTATTCCGGATATGCAGCCGTGGATCAAGCTGCTCGATATCTGATTTCCTAAGTCCAGTAAAGCAGGCCACAAGATATCGGCGCAGTGCGGTGTGCTCCAGTTCCGTTAGAAGTTCTGTGCCATCTTCGATATAGAAATTATACAATTTGTTGATCTCATCTTTGGTCAGAACTTCTCGGATTCCATCCTGATATTTCAAAGTTTTCAATTTATCTGCAGGACTTTCTGGGATAAGGCCTTTTGATACGGCCATCGTCAGAAACTTCTTGATCACGCGCATATGGCCAGCTGTTGTATTGTGCGTGAAATTGTCCAGCAGCCAGCGCTGGTGAATCCGGAGCTCATGATCATCGATCGTATTAAATTTCCAGTAAGAGCCGGTTTCTTTGAAATATTTTTCTATCCGGGCGATCACTGTCACATAGTGCTTATAGGTTCCATGCTCGATCAGATGCTCGCGGAGCAATTGCCGGCCTTCACCTTTTATAAATGCAACGATATCATCCTTGGATATCTTGAGTGACACTTCGCGTCTGATCAGCTCATGGGTAATTGCTCGGTCAAGTGCATAGTATCTAAAGACAAGAGCGTCGACACGCGATCGCTCATTTTGTATCCGGAAATTGTTTTGTGTGCAAAGAGTGTCATCTTCAAAACCGTCACGGGGGAGGAGTACTCCATTGTCGAACTTGTCAACTGGCCATGAAATCTTGAGCGGGATCATGTCAGCAACACCGTCGATAGATACGTGTATGTGGACAGATCCTCTTGCAGGATTTTTTCCTTGGGTTCTCTGTCTGATAGAAATTTTTACTTTTTGGTTGGTGGTTCTCAT